AGTTAATCCAGCTGGTCCTAAGTTAGACTTTTTCACAATCGCACTAGCTACTGTTGCTACAGACGGTACTGTTGCTAAGACAGCTATCGATGCAATCCAAGGCAAAGCTACTATTGCTATCATGGAATTCACTGATACAGGTACAGACACACTGGCTATTGCTGTTTACCCAACAGAAGCTTGGACAACAGCTACACTTGACACAGCTACAGGCGGAACAACTTCTGCTACAGCTACATTCACTAACTAATTTTAGTTACTGAATAATTTATTAAAACCCTAGTTATTGCAACTGGGGTTTTTTTGTGACTAAGTAATAGTATGGTAAAGACTAAATGGATATACGAAAGTCCAGACAAGGGGCAAACTGTTTATCGCAGACGTTTTGGTACACATCATAGGGAACTGGTAAGCAAAGCGCCAGAACCGCACAGTGTCGCAGCGCACATGAGTGAAATTGTTGCAGCAAGCGAACATGATACAGCGTTAAAAGAAATGCTGGACCAACTAATGGTATATTGGAGATTGAAGCATGCAACTGATTGATGTAGTAACACTGTTTGATTGCACTCCAACTGGCACAAAGAGTTACAGAAAATTATCAACGCCTGTGACAAACAATGTAGGAAAAAAAATTAAAACGCTAGATGATTGGAACTACAGTCGTAACCAACAACGCAACTGGGAAACTATCCTTCAGTGCATCAGTTTAAAAACACAAACTATTGAAGTAACAGAGCCAAACTGTTTTAGCAAAGACAATATCAACGTGTGGCAGTTTTCCTTTTGTATTGAACATCCTGGCATCTTTGATGACGGAAACGATCCCTTAGGTTTATTGAAACAAGATGTACATGGTGTACCAATGATTGTTGGTCTGAGTGAAACCTATCAAGAAGGGTTTTTGATGCCATATTTACTGTCAACTGGCGATAAAGCCAATGTGTATTTTAAGTTAATACAAGAAATACAAGACACTAGCCAAGATATTTAAATTTTTGGTAAATAATATTAACAAATTTATGTAGAGAACAGAATGGCTGATACCACACCAATTGAAAAAAAGAGTTTAGAAGCGCACGTTGACTTATGCGCTGAGCGATATAAAGCAATGGCCAAAAACATTGAAACTTTGGATTCCAAAGTTGACCATTTAGAAATGCTAATTAACCAAGTGCATGTTATGGTTGAAAAAATGGCACAACGCAGAAATGACCAGCTTATCGGCTGGGGCACTGGCATAATTGCATCTCTTTTAGGAGTAGTTGGATGGTTGATAATAACATACGTGGTCGGGTAACAGAAAAAGCCTCACGCCTATTACAACAAATTGCTGATGATATTTTAAATACCAATCCTAATGCAATTTTTAGGGATGGCAATAGTATTATGGCGTTTGCTGACTATGAAATAGTCAAGTGTGAGGATTCAGTATACGAAATTTACAAACTTGATGACTACGCTGTTACCTTTAACAGTTGTCGGCTTGCACTTGCTTGGTGTATATTTGACAAATACCAGCAGAGGCTGGATGCAAACAACTTGATATTGCTTGAATCAGATTTAATCCGCAAGCAAAGTGAAATGATGCACTATAGGCACTATATAAACAGCAGGAAAATTACACAAATACAAAGAGAAGTTACTCTTGACAGATTGGATCTTGCAAAAGACCAACACCACCAACTGAGAAAACAAATTGATAAATGCATAAATGTTGCTAAATACTGGCAGCAAAAAGGATTTGATAATGAAACTATTCGACCTAGAATCACCGCAGACTGAACAGTCGCAGAAAGTTTTAGAGAGTTATTTTGGCAACAGTGTTGACTTTGCAAAAATGGCTCCAGTAGCAGCACAGAGCATGCTTACAAAAGTACGCAGTTTAATCAGTGAGCATCGCACACATACCAGTGAACGCGATCCTGGTTTTGTAAAACTGTTGGTTATGGAAAGAGGCCTTACAGCAAGACTTGCAATGCGTGAAGCAAACATTACACTTGAACCACAAACAGGTGCAACACAGATCAAAGCTGATGGTGATGTAATCGGATCAACTGACGATCAAGCAACTGCTATGCAGTTCAAGAAAGATGTTGAAGATGGCAAAATTAAACTTGGTGAGAAAAAAGCAGACTACAGTGCAAAGAAAGCTGCCGCTGGTAAAGACATTGGCAAGCCAGGTAAAAACTTTTCCAAGATTGCTAAAAGTGCTGCCAAGAAATATGGATCAAAAGCAGCAGGCGAAAGAGTTGCCGGTTCAATCCTTAACAAGCTACGCAATGAAAATATAAAACTAAAAATGAATGGCTCATATCTAACTGAAAATGAAGTACAGCAGGCTCAGGTCGTACTTGCTGCACAAGACATGGTCGATAGAATCCAGGACATGCTAGAAGACGTAACTGCTATGCAGTTTAAAGATCTGCCTGCGTTGAGTGCAAGTATCTCAAGCACAGTTGGCACAAACGAATCACAGGCTTTCAACAATGCTGCAAGTGCAGCACTTGCTAGTCTAGTTGACGCAATCCAGTCTTCCAAAGTTGGCATGGAAACTGCACAAGGCACACTAACAGGACAAGAGCCTGTTGTGCCTGGAGCCGAAGAAGTTGCTACTCCAGTTGACCCAATGGCAGCTGATCCAATTGATGCAGTTGCTACTGATGTCGACGACGTTGAAGTTGATGTAGATGTTGAAGCACCAGCAGCAAACAGTCTAGGTAGAGCTCGCAGATAAATGCAGATTCGCGAGTTTACTGAAAGATCGGACAGACCGTCTGCTCAACAGCTTACAGCACTCGCAGAATATCTGCTAGGTCGCACCGACGACACTGACAGCAACAAAACAGTGCCTATCAATGCATTTCTCAGTATGGCACACAATATGGGTGTGAACATCACAGACACACAACTGCGTACACTGGCTAGCGAAGATCCCCTTAAGAATATAATTGTCAATGTAACAGATGACGAAATCATACTTAGTGGTGCTGGCGAAAACGATGCAGAGGCAGATACTATGACTGTTGACCAAGCACAAGACACAGTTGCTGGCATGGCAAATTCGGCTAACGATCTTACATAAACTACTTGACTTCTGTTGTGATTCCTGTACAATAGTATTATGTTAATAGAAAAATTCCAATATAAATCTCTGTCCCGTACCAACATTGACGGTAAGCGGCATTATAAAACACCCACTGGTGCACCTGTGCCCAGTGTTACCACAATACTTGATAAAACCAAAAGCAAGGAAAAAATGGAAGCCCTTGCTAACTGGCGTCGACGAGTGGGAGAGCAAAAAGCGCAAGCAATTACCACAGAAGCAGCCAACCGCGGTACAAGAATGCACACCTACTTGGAAAATTATTGTGTTGACGGAACTATCAAAGAGCGTGGCAATAATCCGTTCAGTTGGCAAAGCCATGCCATGGCTGAGACTGTGATACGTGAAGGCATGTGCAACGTTGACGAAGTATGGGGTGTTGAAGTTCCTATGTACTTTCCAGGCATATATGCTGGAACAACAGACTGCGTTGGAATACACAGCGGTGAACATGCAATCATGGACTTTAAGCAAAGCAACAAGCCCAAAAAAGAAGAATGGATTGAGGATTACAAGCTGCAACTGTGCGCATATGCAGAAGCACACAATGAAGTGTATGGCACAAACATACGCAAGGGTGTAGTGCTTATGGCTGTAAAACCTGAGGTTGATCAACAAGGACATCTCAAAAACAACCCTGTGTATCAGGAGTTTGTAGTTGAAGGTGATGATTTTGAACATTGGCGGCAGCAATGGTGGAAGAGAGTTGAACAATACTACACAAGCAGCTAAATACACTTAGATTCCGGAGTTTAGATAAAAGATGGCAATAGTTCAAGTATCCCGTATTACCAACCGTAAAGGCCTCAGTGAGAACCTACCTCAACTGGCTGGCGCAGAGTTTGGTTGGGTAATCGATCAGCGTAAACTTTACATTGGTAACGGTACGCTTGCAGAAGGCGCACCAGCAGTAGGTAACACAGAAATACTAACACAGTATAGCGATATCTTGAACCTCGCAACCAGTTACACCTACAAAGGTGAGCATGCTGGATACACAGCGCAAACTGGACCAACATCAGGTGATCCAGTAACACAAAGTTTGCAAGCAAAACTTGATAACTTTGCTAGCGTACTAGACTTTGGCGCAACTGGCGATGGCGTAACAGATGACACTGATGCTATTAACAGAGCATTGTACCAACTGTTCTGTCGCGAAGTAAATACCACTGTTCGCCGCAGTCTTTACTTTCCGGCAGGAACATACAGAGTAACACAGTCAATTGCTGTTCCTCCATTTGCGCAGCTATGGGGCGATGGTCCTGACAGTGCAATTATTGAAATGGATGTTGCTAGCGACAGTAGTTTTGGTCCTTATGTAATGCGTACTGCTGACAGTTTGCAACAAACTGGTGTTAATATTGGCAACAACAGTGCAACACCGCCAAAACAGATTGTAATTTCGGGTATGACCTTTACATCAGTGGAAGACATTGATCTTGTGTTAGTTGATCGTGCAGAACAAGTTTCGTTTAACAATGTAAACTTTGAAGGTCCTCTTTTGCAAAGTGATCTTACTAGTGCAGCGGATAATCTAGCAGGTGTGAGATTTGATAGCACAGTA